AATCTCCTTTTGCACTCGCACCCATTGGGGGCTACACGTCTGAATGAAAAACTTGGCACTATTAGAGTCACGAGGAAGCCCACCATCTTGTTTATGTAGATATTGCATATATACTATAAATGCTATTTATTTTACCAAACCGTCACGCGAGTTAAGCGGTGTGGCTAGATCTTGAGTTTGCTGAGAAGCACCCATGCGTCGTTGTACTTGACAACCTTGGTACCTCGCTGGTTCTCGTGGACGACCCGAGTGACCTTCTTGCCGTCCTTGGTGAATGTCACTTTCTTTCCTGTAGATGTGCAGGTTGGTGTAGACCCCTTGCGCACCTTTTTGGCGCCACCTCCTTTGTCATAGTTCCCTGGATCGGGTGCTTTTCCCAATAACTCAGTTTGATTATCGTACTCATCAGCTGTCATTTTGTTATGATCTGGGATTTTTTCATTCATGACGATGTCATTAATTTTATGAATGTATTTAGTTGATTTTATTCTTAATTTATAAGGGTTGAAAACGTTTACTTTACTAAATACATCATGCTTATTAAATGATGCTATGTGCGCACTATCGAAATAATCGTTTGTCGATACTCCGAATGATTCGGTATTTACAGAAAATATGGCTCTTAATGTTTTTTGATCAATGACTTTACAATTAATATGATCATCAATCCTTATATATGATGGATTCGCCAGCAGAACTGTAGTACCGTCAATTAACTCAATCGGAGAATCTTTTGGATAAAATCCTGGTACGAAGGAATTGTTTTCCATGGTCTTCTACAATGGCACATAGAAAAAAAAACGGGGTTAGGACCTACAAATGGCACTCGTCCGAGTCGCAATGGTCACAATCTCAGCGAGCATGTTTCTCGGTCGTCGCGGACTCCGTTATATATATAATCTGAGATATTATTTCGGACTTCTTGGTGAGTCCCTTTAGGCTGACCCCACGCTTTGCCGCCTTGGCCTTCAGCTCAGCCACTGTATATGACTCAAGCGATCCCTTGCGTGATGCTGATATTTTTATTTATTTTCTATGTTTTTTGAAATATTCCATTAATGAATCCGAGTTAGAATCAGTTTTCTTATTTGGTTTTGCAGTGGGTATTAATGATGCATCAGGTGTTCTGCTAAGAAGATCAAAAGTTGGGCTATTGAATTTTTGTTCTTGGGAAGATTGCTGATCTCCGAAAGTTTCTGTTGTTTTTTTGAATTTTTCAACTGCAGTAAACATTTCTTTGCTACGACTTGATAATAAAACACCTAATATGCTAATACTTATTAAAATTAAAAAAAGTGTAAGAATAGAATATTTATGTTTAGAAGAAGATGTTGCAAATGAGGTAAAGCTTTTAGCCATTCTAATTGGAGGATAATTCATGGGCATTGTTCTATTCTATGTCTATATAAGAATTTTAACCATATTTTATATTAATAGAGATGTTGTTTGAAGAATATCAATATGATACTGAAATTAATTCAGATGATCCACAGGCTGACCAGCCTGATAAGATATTGATATCGCTTAAACCACATCAAAGAGCTGCGCTACATAAAGCTCTTGTTTTTGAAAAATATGGAAAGGTAAACTATAACCTTCAAACAAATCTTCTTCCTCCACCAAGAAGAACTACACTGCATGGGGAATTATACATTAAATCAAACATAGCTATACTAGGGGATGTTGTGGGATATGGAAAAACATTAACTGCTTTAAGTTTAATTGCTGCAAATAATACTAGTAATATACATAACAATAATCAAATAATTCAAAGTGTTTATAAAGACTCTGGGTTTTTCTCTGCATTTATGGAAAAAGATAATAGAACAACAAATTATATCAATACTTCACTTATTATTGTACCTAGAGGACCTGTTTATACACAATGGCAACAAGCTATTGAAACCCAAACAAGTCTAAAACCAATATTCATAGATAGTTTAAATTTTATAAAAAGACATATGCCTCCAGAAAGATCTAATTATACAGTATTAAATACATTTTTTAAAGAATATGATATTGTAGTTGTTAAAAATACAACATTGAAAGTACTTATGGACTATTATACACCAGGTCCAGATGATAATGCATATCAACATCCATTAACTTCATGGGATCGCATTATGATCGACGAAGCTCATGATATTATTAATAAAATCCCGTTATATAATTTTAAATTTTTATGGCTTATCTCAGCGACTTATCAAAGCATTATGGTAAATCATGGAAGTCGTGGAAGTATTGCGCAAACTGCATTAACTATTCTTAATTCTGAAAGACTAAATATTCTACTTGTAAAAGGAAAAAGTAGTTTTGTCATGCAATCATTCAATATTCCTGAGCCAATCGAACATATATATTTATGTAAACAACCAACTAATATTACAGCAGTTCAACCATTTTTATCTCACCAAGTTCAAGAACGTTTAAATGCAAATGATATTCAAGGTGCTATTCGGGAAATGGGAGGTACAAATGAGACTGAAGATGATATTATTGAATTAGTTACACGAGAAATTAAAAGAGAAATACACAATAAAGAATGTGAAATTGAATATATCGTATCTTTAGATATATCGCCCGAATTAAAAGAACATCGAACACTTCTTCAAACAAACGAACTTAATAGACTTAAAGATAAACTTCAAAGTCTTGTTGATAGAGTATCTGCACTATCAGAGAAGACATGTCCAATCTGTTATGACAATTATAATTCTCCAATTATGATTCAATGTACGCATATTTTCTGCGGGCAGTGCTTAATTGGCTGGATAAAAGCGCGAGGTAGCTCATGTCCATCATGTAGAACAACTATAACTTCTAGAAGTCTAACTGCGATTGTATCTGAAAAACAAAACAATGAAATTGCAGAAGAGTTCTTAACTAAAGAAGATACGTTAATTAAGCTATTAAATGAAAAGACCGATTCCAAATTTTTAATATTTTCGCGTATTGATAGTGGATTCTTCAATCTTATTGAAAAACTGAATGCTAATAATATTGCATATGGAGAATTAAAAGGATCTACGTCACATATGAATGCAATTTTAGATAGATTTAAGAATGGTCATTTAAAAGTGATTTTACTAAATACTTATTATGCGGGAAGTGGTATAGATATTAGTTTTGCAACTGATGTTGTAATTTTTCATGCTATGGGTTTAGATCGCGTACAAGCAATTGGACGTGCGCAACGACAAGGACGTACAACACAACTCCATATCCATACACTAATGTATCCACATGAAGTCGAACAAGATTCACAAGCATCTTGAATTTTATTTGAATTTTCTTCTTTCTTTTCTTTTACATATAAATATCTAAATAAATTGTTACGTCTTGTATTTTTTGTTTCTTGAGGATGGTTTTGTTTTGTTAGTATTTTAATTTGATAATTCAGATCATTGCATAAATCAACATGTTTTTGAAATAATAAAACTAGATCTTTGTTCATTATATTATATTACATAATTATAATATATGCTAGGAAACGGAGCCATGATTAGTAAAGGAAAAGTTGTTCCTGTATCAAGTTTAGATTCCAAAGCAGCTAAACTGCTTAGTTCAGATTCCAAAGCAGCTAAACTGCTTAGTTCAGATCCCAAAAAATCAAAGGCTAGTTCAGATTCAAAGAAATCAAAGGCTAGTTCAGATTCCAAAGCAGCTAAACTGCTTAGTTCAGATTCAAAGAAATCAAAGGCTAGTTCAGATTCCAAAGCAGCTAAACTGCTTAGTTCAGATTCCAAAGCAGCTAAACTGGATAAAATGATTAAAATGGTTTTAAATAATGGAATACCATTACCAGAAACTATAAAAAAAGTAATTGAACAACCGACATCTATTAATGACATTATAAATGAAGAAACAGCATTAAATTTAGCTGTTAAAATGATTCGATCAGATAAAAAAGCGATTGTTGAAATTTTATTAAGACTTGGTGCAGATCCAAATATTAAGAATAAAAATGGTAAACCAATAATTTATGATTTATTAGATAGCACTACTTCTGATAGCGATATTTTACCTATTTTTAAATTATTATTAAAGTTCGGCACTAATCCAAACATTAAAGATCAAGATGGTATTCCACTTCTTAATTATTTAATTGAATCATATGATAATAAATATTCAGAATTAATAATAAAATATGGAGCTGATCCAAATCTTGTAGATGAATGTGGATTTTATCCACTAATAAATGCATTATCAAATAATAGAATACCGATTTTTAAATTATTATTAGAAAAAGGAGCCGATCCAAACAATATTATTAATTTAAATAAATGTAATGATGAAGATGAAGAAGATACATGTTGTTTAATAATGGCTGACCATATAAACTATTTAGAAGAAATAAAATTATTATTTAAATATGGTGCTAATCCAAATGTTAAAGTAGTACAATATGCATATCAATATAATTTTGCTGCTTTTCAAAGAACAAATATTACATATAAAACTACTCCTTTTATAATAATACTTTTAATTTCAATTGAAAGAAGTCAGATTATGTTTAAACATAATATGAAAGAATCATCAGAATATTATATGATTGAACTTTATTTAAGAAATGGTGCTAATCCAAATTCTGAAGATTATTATAAAAATACTCCTCTTATATTGGTGTCTGAAAATGGATTAATTGATTTAGTTAAACTCTTTTCTTTTGGATATAATACATTTATGAATCATCAAAATAATGTAGGAGACACTGCATTAATAGTAGCATGTCGTAATAAACAAATAGAAGTTACAAAATTTTTAATTCAACATAAAAAAATTGATATTACTTTGGAAAATAAGAAGAAAGAATCTGCTTTTTCTATTGCTTGTGATATAAATGATACATATGTTTTAGAATTATTATTAATTAAAGACAAATCTATTATAAATACTCATAAAGCTATAAATATATTTTTATCTGCAGTTAAAAATGGTCAAACTGAAATTGTATTGATATTCTTAAAATTTGGTATAAATCAAAATATTAAAGACAAAAATGGAATGACTGCATTTGAATTGGCTATTGATAATAATAAATTTTCAATCATTTATATATTACTTAAAAATCCTAAAACAAAATTAGATTATAGTGAAAGAACTATTAATTATTTCTTACAATTGAGATCAATACATAGTTATCTTAAAAAATTATATTTGAGTAATTATAAAGAACATGATCCAACTGAATATGCAAAGTTAGATTTGAATATTGATTTTACAAAAATGATGGATGAAAATACAGCTAAATTAACAATCAATAAATATTTTAAATCAAGAGTTGATTCAATCATTAAATGGCATATAGATACAATGAGATATACACAACATTTAATAACTGATGAAAGAAAAAAAACAATTCGAAGTTTTTTCTCATCTGGACTTGTATTGTTTGGTAATTTAATAAATAAATATGGTTTTGTATTTCATTTAGGTCAAACTGATTTAAAACTTGTACTTGATGCGATGCGTATTGTAAATGAATCTGTTCCGGTTCCATTAAATTTAACTTTATATCGTGCAGTTACTATAATTAATACTATGCCAGGATATGATACACTTCCTCCTAAAGTGGGAACACAATTCCCACATCCATTACCATTTGCGACAAGTATGAGAGATTCATTTGCGCTTTCATGGCGTGGTGCAGGTGATTGTTGTATATTTGCAATAAATGTGCCTAAAGGAACGAATGCATATTTCTGGGGTCCTCCTCCATTTAATATTAAAAAATCTAGAATGAATATGTCAAAATCTGTATTTGATAAGATGGGTAATTATTATGAAGTGTTATTACCACCTCATGTATTGGAAGTAGTTGAAATATATTATAAAAAAGAAAAAGACTTTGATTTCAAAGATATAGATGGATATTTTAATAATCATCTCAATAGTGAAAAAATTATTACTATTTATAAATGTAAATTGATACCAATTAACTTAAAATTATTAGTAGGAGATAATAATGATGTTATTTCTGATATATTATCAATACCAAATAGAAACATTGCATCTAAGTATATCTTATATGCACCTGATTATTTGAAAAAAGAAGGTAAGGATAAATTAAGTACAAAAGAACTAGACAAAGTAAATAAAGTAGATAAAACAAAAGCAACATTTTTATCACGAATTACACAAGCATTAAAACCAAAAACTCCTGAAAAAGCAGAAACCGTTGAAAAACCTAATAATTTTACAATAATTGATATTAATAAAACTATAGTAGCACAAAGTCGAAATAGTATATTTTCAAAAAAAGAGAATACTTGCATTATAAATTCTGAAAAATCAAATTTAGATGAATTGGAGGAATATTTTGTTACCAAATTTCTAGCAGATGAAAAGTTTGGCTTTAAAGATATGTGTGATAAAAATAAAATAGTAGGTATATCATTAATACCATTTACTGATAATCAATTATTTGTAGGAAAAGAAAATGATGGAATATATAATGGATTATACAATTTCTTTGGAGGTAAAACAAATGATAAATATTGGGGTAAAGTTAGTGCAAAAGATATTGCATCTGTTATGTTTCAAGAAACATATGAAGAAATGGGTATAATATTAGATGCATCTCAACTTATAAATTCAATGAATGGAATAATCTTAGTACCTCTTCCAAACAATCCAAGATCATTTAGTATGTTAATAATATTTGATATTATCCATTTTGATAATGATATTTGGAAATCTATAATGGTATCCAGAATTAATTGCGAACATAAATACTATGAAATGACAGATGTTATTTCAATTAATACAAGTAACCTGAAAGGTATCAAAGAATCTACTAGATTATCTAAATATGTAAAAACAGCAATTGAACCTATTGTAAAATACAGAAAAGCAAATATGGCAACTACAACATATCCAATGGATTTTTATAAACTTCATACAGTTAGAATAAATGAAGTAGGAAAACCAATAAGAGTTAGCCCAATATTTGTGGGTGGTGACCTACAGCAAACTATTCAGTAGTTGCTGGCGCTTCTGCTCCTGCTTCTGCTTCTTCGACCGGTGGGGCGGCTGGGGTGGCTGCTTCTTCGACAGGTGAAGATACTGATGTGGTTTCTGTTTCTGCTTCTGCTTCTGCTTCTTCAACTGGTGGTGAAGATACTGGTGTGGTTTCTGTTTCTTCTTCTTCAACTGGTGGTGGTGCGGCTTGGGCAGCGGGGGCGGCTGCTTCTGCTTCTTCGACTGGTGGGGGTGGGGCTGCGGCTGGGGCTGCTGCTAGGGCTGGGGCTGGGGCTAGGACAGGGGATGGGGAAGATGGGACTGCAGTTATTTTTGTTATTGATGTTGAGGCTTTTACGTTTTCATATTGATTTATTGTATTTTTAATAGTTGAAATATTATTGTTAATATCCGTAATAATACTGAATATAGAATTAATAGTATCTTGACTTGATTGTAAATTATCAAATAAATCTGATGCTGTTTTGTTGTTTTGTTGAACAATTGTGGTATATGCTGTAAATTTTGTAGTAATATCTGCTTGCATTCCTTGTAATGCAGTTAAAGATGCTGATAATGACAAGCCATCTACTTGTTTTTGTAAATTAGTAAGATCTACAGTTGCGTTATTTTCACTATCAGTTGCTGTTGTAATAGTCTGGATAATATCATTGTATGATGTTTGGACATCTGCTTGTTGAGATGTTAAGTTTACGGATAAATTAGCAACTAAATCACGCTTTGTACTAATTAAATCATTGATATTTGATAATTGAGAGAAATCAGTCATAATGCAATGGTTCTATAATAAAAAATGATTTTAATTTTTATAATTTGGTAAGACAGACAAAAATGAATTCTCTTCGTGCTATTCACTCTTACAGTTCATTTACTACTAAAAAATCTTTCAATATATTTATAATTGACATATATAAGCCTTTCTACAATTATTTATTGAATCAAGGATATAATAAATATAAGATTATGATGTATTTTACAATGTGTTCATTTACTGAACTTAATGAAAATTTCATAAATCTTCATATTGATAACAAAATACTATTAATTAAAGCAGTAACTCTTAATAATTACAACGAATATCTTCTTAGATTGATGAATTATATAATAGATTCTAATTATTTTTATGTAGTTGATAGAATATCAGATAAGAATCTTAATATTATTCGCGACGATTTTATATATCAAGAATTCTTAAAGCAAATGTTTGATATTTGATCAAACATATAATTTTTCTGTAACATCATTTACAATTGTATTGAATAAATTTGTTTGACTAATTAGTTCTTCTATATGATCATTGTAATCTTCTGTGTAATTGAATAGATAATTTACTATACCTGACATTGTAATCTTTTTGTTACTAATTTTCATGTAAAAAGCTTCAAATTCTTCTTTTGTAGAGTTTTCTATCATATCCATAAACAATTTTTGAATTTCTTGTTTTTTTGGATAATCAAATTTCACAATCATATTAATTCTTCCTGGTCTAATTAGAGCAGAATCAATTTGTTCTGGATGATTTGCTGTAATGAATGTAATTGTACCACATCCTTTAGAAAGAACACCATCTAAAGTATTAATAAAACCGCTAAAGCTAATATTTATATTTTTAGGATCGCGATCAGTAAAGAAAGAATCTATATCTTCAACTAAAAGAATTGAATTATCTTTAATATTTCCAACGAGTTCAAATAATACTTCATCGGTGATTGCTTTCGAAAAGTTTAGAAAATAAATGTTTTTATTATATTTCTTGGCAATTGCTTTAACAAGCGATGTTTTACCTGATCCCATTGTACCCATAAGAAGAAATGATAGCATGTATTTAATTCCATATTTGATAAATTTATTTTTTGAATTAATGAATTTATCAATTGTTTTAATAACTTGCGTCTTTGTTTCTTCTGGAATATATATTTGTTCAAGTGATTGACAATACATTGTGTTGTTATGTTCCCAATAGCCTTTGCCTGTACTATTAAAAACTTTAATTTTATTTCTATCAATTGGCTTTGATTCATTTAGACTTTTATCGATAAACTTTTTGAGAATTTCAATATTTTTATGTTTAATATAGAATCTTTTAAAATATTGAGCTATTCCTGCATTTACAATAGGTTTAGTACCTTCTTCTTTAATCTCGATAATGAATTTCTCTCCATCATCAATCCATTCAAATATTCCTGTCGATGGTGATAATGACGACTTATCTGTATGAGAATATTGATGAATATAGAAGTTTTTAATTTTATGATCTGTCTGTGAAGATATTTCAAGATATAATATAAATGTTTCTTGTTGAAATCCGACAAGTTCTATTGTAAATAATTCAGTTGACTGCTCCATTTTATCTATATGAAAAATTTATTCGGATAAATTTCATTTTTTATACCTATCTAAAGCATAATACTATTTATTATATAGAGCATATATGCAAAAAGATAAAAGAGATTTTCTTTTTAGGTATGTACCAGTTGATCAAAGATATGCAATTAGATATGATGATGAGGCACTTTATAGCACAACTGATCAAGTAACTGCGAATAAAATTGCAAAAGAAATATTAAGATTTGTCTCTAAAGATTCAATTGTCACAGATGCAACTGCATGCATTGGTGGATCAGCATTAGCATTATCAAAATGTTTTAAAATTGTATATGCGATTGAATTAGATAAAGACCGATATGAACTACTTAATTATAATATGAAACTTTTAAAATGCACAAATGTAATATGTATTAATAATGATGCCTTAAAACAGTGTGAGATTTTGAGACAAGATATTATTTTCTTAGATCCACCTTGGGGTGGTCCTGAATACAAAAAAGAAACATCTATTGATTTATTTATATCTAATATACCTTTTTATGAAATTTGTATTACTTTAAGCAAAGTATGTAAATTTATAGTTATAAAAGTTCCTGTTAATTTTAATCAAAAGTCTTTCATTGAAAAAACTAATAGTTATCTAAAATTGATATATAAAAATGAAAAACTGCGAAAAATGCATTTGCTTATCTTTAATGTTGTTATTCTATAAATCATCATAATGAAGTACTTTAATTAATTGATCAGTAGAATCACAATACATATAACTAGTAAATGTTAATATAGCTAATGTACTTACATAAAGAGTTAAAATACCACATAATGTTAAATTACCAGCAATCATAATGCTTTTATACATTCTATCGTCTTCTTCCAGATTATATTCGCAGATTTTTCTTAGTTCGGCAGCGTCGGCCTCAGCGTCGGCCTCAGCGTCAGATTCGGATTCAGCGTCGGCTTCTTCGTCGGCCTCAGCGTCGGCTTCTTCGTCGGATTCAGCGTCGGATTCGGATTCAGCGTCGGATTCAGATTCTTCTTCAAGTGCTGGTACGGCTTCGTCGGCTTCTTCGGCTTCAACTAGTTCTGGTACGGCTTCGGAGGATTCTTCGGCTTCAACTAGTTCTGGCACGGCTTCGTCGGCTTCGTCGGATTCGTCGGCTTGAACTAGTTCTGGTACGGCTTCTTCAGCTTCTACTGACTCTGTATAATCATTGATTTCTTTTTTTAAGTCTTCGATTGTTTTATTGGTTTCAATTATTTTCTCTTTTATTTCTTCAATTTCGTCTTCATCATTATTCATATTGCTATGTATACCTGTAATATTATTATCCACGATATCTTTAAATGTTAATAAAACTTTATCTATATCGCTTCTTGCATCTTTTTTAATATGAATAAAAACATAATCGTAGTTTTCTATAATTTTTATATTTTCAATAATAAATGTTTCTGGTAGTGTTTTTAAGGATAAATCCCATGAATCATATATTATGTTTTCATATAAATCAAAGTCATTTTCATATATCAAATAGAATTCTTTACAGTCATTTGTCATTTTAGAATAAGCAACTTTTTTTAGACTTTCGATTATATATTCTTCTTTTAATTCTTCATTTCCAAAAATAGTAATATAGATCATTTCTAACTATATTCTTATAAATCTTTTATATCCTTTGCTTGTTTTTAAATTCTATTTATTTCATTCTTTGCCATACTTATTGTTTTATCTCCAAATGCTTTTAGACCATCTATTTGATTTAATATTACTACTATAACAGTAAAGATTAAAACAATTGCGAATGTTTTAGCTCTAATTGATGATGGCGATACATCACCATATCCAACTGTTGTTATTGTAGTTAATATGAAATAAAATCGGAAAAAAATAGCATATAATAAATTGCTGTCTTTTTTACTATCAAATCCATAAAAATGTGATGAATCTCTGCAGAGTATTAATAATAATAATGTACAAAAAGATATAAAACCAAATATAAGTATTATTCTATATAAAAGATTATTCATACTCTAATATAATGAATATATTAAAACAACTAGGTATTGATACTATTCCAATTAGTCTTAAACAAACAAAAATAAAACTTAGTGATTTTGATAGTTCCATCAATAATAGATTAGAAATGCATGGTATTATATCTTCGAGTGGGAATGCAGTGAAGAATGACCTGCATGTATCTTCTAATGCAGTGAAGAATGACCTGCATGTATCTTCGAGTGGGAATGCAGCGAAGAATGACCTGCATGTATCTTCGAGTGGGAATGCAGCGAAGAATGACCTGCATGTCTTTATTGACGGCAGTGCAATTGGTAATGGTAGTAAATCTTGTCGTGCGGGATATGCTGCTGTGTTTCCGAATCATCCTCATTTAACTATTTCAGAACCTTTAAAATCGGATCATCGATTTGTAGCTACAAATAATCGGGCAGAATATATGGCATGTATCGTTGCTTTAGAACAAGCAAACATTGAAGATCCACAATATAATTTAATGTTATCAATTCATACTGATAGTAAACTTCTTATGGACTCGATGACAAAATGGATTAAAAATTGGAAAAGAAATAATTGGAAGAAATCTGATGGACATGAAGTATTAAATAGAGATCTTCTTGAAAGACTTGATAGATTATTATCATTTCGTAGAGTTTATTGGAAACATGTAAAAGCACATACTGGTGGTAAGGATTATTTTAGCATATGGAATGATAAAGCAGATGAGATGGCAAAGAATGCTGTTCACTTAAAAATTTGATTTTTATATATATATAAAATATAGCTGAGCTTATTACTTTAGATATGGGATCGGTGCTAATCAGTTCTACCCCATCTTCTATTATTTTACCATCAAATAAGTCTTTATCTTCTATTAGATGTACTGCACCTAACATTAAGAATTTAAGAAACAGAGGAAATGTAGCTACAAATTATGACAGATTTATTTTTAATATAAATCAGAAACAAATTCAATCTGTAAATATTACACAAGATCAGAAAAATGCCGATTATGTCACGCTTAATGGAGAGTCATTTAAATTAATATTGCCTGAAGGTTATGACTATATTAATTATTTAATTGAAAATGATGTACCTGTTGATGTCAAAGAGTCATTTAGAATAACACATTATGATACTTTCTTTATCATTGCACAATTTATTTTATTAAAAATTATTTACAATGAATATCAAAAAAAGAATAAGAATAAAAAAGCTGATCGCAATGGTGAAGATAAACCAGAAACTTCAAATGAATTAATGTATAGACTTTTAACTAATAGTTCAGTTATTGATAGTTTTGAAACTATAATGACTATTCTTTATAGTTTATTAGAATCTGATTATACAAAAGAAGAGATAGTTAAGTTTATTAATATTTACTATAGGCGTACAAGAATTTTATTGATTAGAAAAAGTAGAAAAATAACAAGTGGACTAAAAATATGAATCTAAATTGGTGGTGGTGTTAAGATATTTGTAGCTTTTTTAATTGCATTTGTTGCATTTAATGCGGGACTATTAAACGATTCAGTAGATTTCTTTGTGTTTGTGTTTGTGTTTTTGATTGTCATTATTACTATTATTATGGTTGCAATAGCTTGTAAAGAAAGAGCTATAGTTTTTACGATTCCCCATATTTTACAATTTCCAACAAATGTGCAATTTACATCATATAGAATGAGTGGGATAGTCAAACAAGCAATTAATAATATTAATAAACCTTGTCCTGTTTGTTTCATATAGATGTAATATGGTACAATTAATGCAATAATTATTGTATCAAGAATACCAACTGTGAATACTGCTCTATGAGATAAAGATAAAGACGATGCCATACTATTTTTATCATCAGAATAAAAAAATGATTTCCTGGTAAAAATTTTAAATTTACTTAAGAAATAGCGGAGTATAATAAATAATCCCAAACCACAATGGAAGAAACCGTGTTCATCAAGAACATTGATGTCACCAAAATCAAATACAGCGAACCCAAAACCCTCTCAAATGGCGGACGTACAGTTTACATTAATTATGGCGGACAGCGACTTGTTACTCAACTTCCTTGGCTAACTCTACCATATGGCGTCAATGACAGCAGTGATCTCGCTGCTAAACTGGCGGCACTTGGAAAGAAACCTGAAGATAACAAACCACGTACTTATGATCTCAATCTGTCATTCCGTGGCAGTGATACTAATCCAAAGATTCAACAAGCTCTTGATAAACTAAAAGAAATCGAACAAACTATTATTAATGCAGCATTTGAGAATCGCGAGTCTTGGCTTCGCGACGACTATGATGGTCTCAAGAATGTTGTAGCAAAACTGTTTACACCTATCATCAAATATGACAAGGACAAGAACACTGGTAAGGTTGTTGGAAAATATCCTCCGACAATGAAGATCAAAGTTCCTTACAATGAGAAAAACGACAAGTTTACATTTGATTGTGAAGACAAAGATGGCGTTGAAATTGAGGATTTCAAGTCTATCATGAATGAACTCAAGGGTGGCAAATCATTGGTAGTGATTCAACTATCAGGTCTCTGGTTTGCTGCTGGTAAATTTGGATGCACATGGAAACTTATGCGCGGTCGTTTTCAATCTACTATTCAAGGAAAAGTACCAATTCTCGTTGATTCTGATGATGATAATGACAATGCACCCTCAGAGAAGCCATCTGAGGAAGACGATGTTGCGGCAGATGCTGCTGCTGCAGCCAAAGCTGCAAAAATCAATGCAACAGTAATTGGTGATTCAGATGAAGAAGATGTAAAAGATCCTGAGGACCCCGAAGAAGAAGATTCTGATGATGAGCCACCTCCACCACCGCCTCCACCTGCTGCAACTAAGAAAGGCAGCAAAGCAAAAAAATAAAATAAAATACTTTCATTTTTCACTTAAAATACTTTCATTTTTCACTTAAAATACTTTCATTTTTCACTTAAAATACTTTCATTTTTCAGTAAAATCATTATTTTCTATATGACTTTTGTACATTATTTGCGTATATTGAGGGATTTGTAGATTATAATGATCTAGAATGTTAAAACTATTACTACCTAGCCATATTCGCAATATGCAATAATTTCTTTTTGGGCTTATTGATACACCTGTTATGTTATCATTAACTTCTTGTTCTTTTCCTAGAGTATTTGAAAGTACTAATGAAACCATTTTGAACCAATAAATTGAGGACTCGGGTTTATTAACTTTGAAAGAGAAACATCCGCCATTTTTATTAGATGAATCTTCCCATTGTGGCATGATACCATCTTTCATTAAAAAAAACATACCTTTTTGCCATAGTTCTGAAAATGCCACATTTGCCTTGCACCAATCTTGAACTGTACTTATAGAACCTATCATTTTATAACTAGCATTTGTCCAATCATTATCATCTGGATTGTGAAAATATAAATTCCAGGATTCGTCTAAAAATAGTTCCTCCTCCATTTATAATAATTATTTGTTTCTTTTTATATAGTAATGGAAGGTTCTACCTGCAATTTAAGTATAGTTTTTGGTACTATATTAATCGCACTATTAATCACTATGATTGTAATGAATCATCGTAAACAATATGAACAGTTCTATATGCCCGCAAGTGTAAATGATTCATATATGATTCGTCCAAGATACACTACTGATTCATTAATGACAAATATCATCTTCAGTTCAATAGTAATTATAATAATATTAATAATTATGATAATGATTATTACTGCAAAGAACGATTAAGATTATTTTCTGAATTATTATGTAGTGAATTTATGTTTGATAGAAGGACCAAAGCACAAATTGAAAGAATTTATACCAATATGGGGGGTCCCCAACAACATATGTCTGAACGTGATCAAGATAGACTCGCTGCTATTAAAGCTGCAAATGCAAGAGCTGAAAAGAATGCTAAAGAGAAGGCTGCTAGAGAGGCTGCTAGCGAGGCGGCAGCTAGAAGTCCAGGGATTATTGAGAGAGTTCGCGAAAGTGTTTTTGGAAAAAAACCAGAAGAAGAAGAACCATTACTTTCTCCTAAAGCAAATAAATACATAGTTACTGGTGGGAAAAAGGCCGGGACTAAATGTGTATCTACTGGGAAGAAAATTACATTTACCAGAAATGGCAAAATGGTTACACGTATAATTCATGAACATTCTAATGGTTCAAAATGTGTGAAATATAATGATAATTGGGTGCCACTTAGCAAACTGAAGATCTGAAGATCTGAAAATTTGTGCCACTTAGCAAACTGAAGATCTGAACATGGTTGTATAAAATTTGAAATTTATTTTTTGATTTTTGAATAAAGAATATCAAAAGATGCAGGTAGCTCTGATAAAAGAAAATGCAGTGGCTCCAAAGCGCGCCAATCGAACAGATGCTGGAGCTGATCTTTCTAGTTGTGTTTCTGCAATTGTTCCGGCCCATGGTCAAGTCTGCGTGGATACTGGGGTCGCTGTACACTTTCCTCAGAATTACTATGGACGTGTTGCTCCTCGATCTGGGCTGGCCTTTAAGAATAGTATTGATGTCCTTGCAGGTGTCATTGATTATGGGTATAATGACTCTATTAAAGTAATTCTATTCAATCATTCTGATAAAGACTTTCAAGTATCTCCTGGTGATCGCATCGCTCAACTTGTTATTGAAAGTATCTTCATTCCATCTGATATTCAAATAGTAGAGTATTCTGATCTAGTTAATAACAAAAAAGACAATACGCGCAATCTAGATGGATTTGGAAGTACTGGCGTATAAACCCGCAGAAATAAAATATATTCCCGGAGAATAATTAAAAAATCCCAGGAAAATATGAGCGGTTGTTTATCCGGTAGCGATCGAACATCTGTTATTCACCAGGATATTTATGATTCTATTGATAAACTTTCTGAAGAAGATGAAAACAGATATGCAAAAATTGAAACTTGAATTTTGTAATATATAAACAACACTTAGTTAGAGAAGATAAAATTAAAACAATTATGCGGACTTAAAGAAATAAGATAAAAGTATAAATATAAATGGATCCAAGTCAGAGCAAACTTGCAATTGTAATTTCGGACCCTATTGCTTCTACTATTGAAAATCAGATAGTAGAATGTCTCAAAATATCTCCTAATATCATTATATCTTTTTGTGATCCCAACTTAGTTGATGTAATCGCTGAAATGATTGAAAAATATCAATTAGATAATTATGTGAATATGGTGCAATATGAGAAAACTGAAGAGATTGAATTTAATCCATTGATTGAAAATGAGAATCCAACCAATGCTTTTTGGAATAACATTTCTAGAATTAATGGTGTCAATTTTGTCATTTCAGAGGAATTAAATGTCAAATGGATTTTATTTTTAAATTACAATGAGGCACCAAATGATGATTTTTCTGCTTTTTATGTAAATTTAAGTTCGGAAAATTGTAGCTACATTTTCAGAGAAATAATTTTAATGCCTTGTGAAATATTTTCTAATGATCTGAATATTGTGAAAATTCTCATGAGCGAAACTGAAAGACTCGGATCAGCTAAATGTATTAATTATCATGAAATTCAAGAACCCATTTTTGATATTGTAGGTATATAAACATTAAACTTTTTTAGAATATAATAATGGCATTAGCTTCTGGTCTGCAGAATGTAGGTAATACATGTGGTATAAATACATTTATTCAATGTATTGGACATACTCCTAAATTGAAAAATATTATTAAAAATCTAGATTGTACTAATTCTAAATTAGCTAATGAATTCCAAGCTGTTTTAAATATTGTTTGGCAAGAATCAGAAGATAATAGTAAATATACATGTATTCCAAAAGGTCTTGTTCATGAAATTTATGTTTGTTTTAAAGATATTTTAATACCTTATCATCAACATGATCTTTGTGAAATTTTTGTTCTTATTATTGATAAAATAGCATCTGATACTGGTATTGATAAAAGCAGCAGTGGCAGCAGTGGCAGCAGTGGCGCCGAAAGAGAAGGTCCAAGTATTATAATTAATAAGATTGTTGATAATTTCAACAATAACAAAATAAGTAAACTTTTAAAATGTGTTCAAGGTATACAGCTAAGTATATTAAATTGTGAATCTTGTGGTTATCAGCAAATTAATCCAGAAGTCTTTATAACATTAATGCTTGATATACCAAGAAAGAAAGAGACTATTTCTTTTAATGATGTATTCGTGAAATATTTTGAAAAAGAACCAATACCTGAATGGAAATGTGATAAATGCAAAAAAATAGGAACTGCTTATAAAACTATGCAATTATGGAAAGCTCCTGAAGTGATTATTATTGTTCTTAAAAGATTTGATTCAGATTTAAATAAAATTAATACTCCTGTTGATATCCCTAATAATATTACTTTTAAAAAAGGAAGTATTCTTCGTGATACTGAAACAGAATATAGCTACAAATTAATGGCTGTTGGAAACCACACCGGATCATATAATGGAGGTCATTATTATGCTCTTTGTAAAAATAAAGATTCGTGGTATTTGTATAATGACAATTATGTTTCTAAAACTTCTGATTTTAACATTCGAGATGCTTACATACTTTTTTATCAAAAAAATTGAATTTTCTTTTTATTTTTCTTTTATCAAGAAATATATTAGTGGTAAATAATAAAAATGGATTCTACATTGTCTTATCGATGCCCTGTGTGTGTGAATGACACTGATGGAAATTTTAGTCATTCATTTAGAAAAATGCGAGTAATAGATGGAATTCACATTTTCTATAGTTGTCCTGCAGAAGCTA